AGGATTGTATAGATCATTCACCCAGATATCCAAGAAAGGATAACGCTTGGCAACTTCAAGAGCTACAGAACCACCACCAAGGAATGGTTCACGATATTCATCAAAACATTTTAGATCAGGAATATATCTAAAGATATTAGCAAGTGCTCTACTTTTCCCCCCAGGATAACGTAGAGGTGTCTTCAGGGATTTGATAGTCTGCGGCATGATATTTAAGGTACTCAAAAAAAGTCAATTTCATTTCTTTCTGCGACATTCCACAATGTTTTGCCGCAGCTGGTAAGGTCATTTTAGCACGAAACAACCTCTCGTTTGCTTCAGCAACATTTTGAGGAGTTGTCTTTACTGGTACTTCGTATAAATTTTTCCTATCAATTTTATAAAGGTTCATTTAAATTCACACCCCATCATAAGTTCTGTTAAACATGCAAGCAGATTAATTTCTTGATCAGCAACAAAAGCAATCTGATATTGATACTTAGCAATGATCAATACTGCTTCTGGAATAGAACTAGATTTCAAATGATCATACAAACAATCATATATTTTCCTAAGAATGATGTTGGGATCGCAATCAATATTGTTAGTAATCCATTTGCCAACATTAGTAAACTCTTTATTCTTCAATGAAAGAATAAGAGTATCCAAATTAATATCAGAAACATCAGCAAGAATTGCAGATGAAATAGATCCAGTTGCAGCATAACGCTGACACTCATTAATCAATCTACGCCAATCTGGATAATACTTTTTAACAAGTTTAGCAAGAACTTTATCTTCATAGTCAACCTTCTCAGAAGAAAGAATACTTTTTAAACGATTAAAAAATTCACCCTGTAGTTTTACAGATTGATCAGGTTTAATTCTAAAGTCAATCACTGTACACCGAGAATGAAGAGGATTGATAATCTTGTTGATAAAGTTGCAGGTAAAGATAAAGCGGCAGTTGCCGTGAAACTCCTCTACAGCGGTCCGCAGGGACAGTTGAACGTCGTTGGTGGTGTTGTCCGCCTCATCGATGATAACGACCTTGTGGGACGCCCCAGAGGTCAGAGAGATGGTTGTGGCAAATTGACGGACACGGTTTCGCACCGTATCCAAGAACCGCCCTTCGTCCGAACCGTTGATGACAATATATGATGCACCTAGTTGTTCACACAATGCTTTTGCAATTGTAGTCTTTCCGACGCCAGCAGGACCAGTAAGAAGAAGATTAGGAATTTCTCCTTGCTCTAGAAATCCACTGAAGATATCAATTGTAGTTTCAGGAAGAATACAATCATTAACAGTCTTTGGACGATACTTTTCAACCCACAAAAAATCTTTACTCATAATTAAAATCAAAAGGACGTTCGTATTCTTTCACAGTAGAAGATTTACTTTGAAGCATAACCTTCATATAATCATATCCTAACATAGGAATTGCTTCGCCGCAAGTAAAAATATCACACACTGCCATTTCTTTTTCTGGCCATGTATGAATACTAATATGACTTTCAGCAAGAAGTGTCACAGCAGTTACTCCTTGAGGGTCAAACTGATGTGACACTGTATTTAAAAATGTTGCCCCACACTTTTTTGCTGTATCGTACAACAAATTTTCTATAAACATTCTGTCATTTAAAAGATCAACATTACATTGATACAAAGTAAAAAGTACATGCTTCATTTCACTCCCCTGACAATAAACACTTATCTATGTAGTTCTATTACACCCATTCAGGTTTTCGTTCTGGCATACGAAGATAATTAGATGCAACCCAAGGTTTGGATGCGATATACATCTTGTAAGCAGTAAAAGTATCAATGCTTGTGTCAAATTTATATTCATCTGGCATTGCTCTCGCAAATGGTGTTACTTCAGTTATTTTACCTTTTGGAAACAAATAATATGCTTGAAGTAAGGTATTGTAACATGAGTGAATTTTTCCATATCGCAGACTATACTCGTCACACAAGTTCATACCATGTTTAATCAACCAATAGGCATTATGGATACTATCCATCGCCCATTTGGTACAGGGATGATTACGAAACGCACCCTTTTCAGTTCTGTAGGGAATACCATTAGTCTTAGGCAAAGTGCCGTAGTTATGACCCCATTTTTGAGATGCAACAATGGAGAGCATTTGACAGCACTCCAGAGGCATCTTGACGATATGTTTGTCGGGGAGACAGACAGCACTCTCAGCAGGCCAAGGAGATGTTACAAAGATGTTCAAGGTTCAAGAGCAATGTAATAAGTGAGATCTAGAGTTTGATTAGTCCACTCAGAAATCAGATGCTTAGAGATTTTAACATTGTAGTCACCTGGAAGCAAACGAATGTTCTCAATCTTAACATCCAAAGAATACTCGCCAGTAAAATCACCAGAAGTGGATTGCTCGTAAGTATTGCTGGTATCATTCTCTTTATCGCGTAGGATTAGTTTGATAGAATTTCCAGTAGTATCAAATGTAAGATCAGGAAGACCATAGACAGATGATGCTTTTTGCAGTGACATTAGTTCATCACCAGTAATGTTGAACTGAATATCAGCACCAGGAAACTTTACATTTTTTTCTGGTGCAGACTTAAGGGTGATTTCTGGATCAGAAAAATAATACTTAGCAGACCTACCATTGCCACGAATACTAACAAAATTTTCGTTTGCAAATTCAAGCTGAGGATTGCTAAACAGAGTGATGCCAGAAAGAAACTGACTGAGATCATAAATCGCGAAGTCCACAGGAAATACTTCCTCGCCAGTAAACTTTGCAAGTATGTTCTCTGCATTGCTAACAGTGCGTACTGTGCTTCCTTGGCGGAATACGATTGAGGAATTGATTGTAGAAAAATTCTTGAGGACATCAAGAGTTTTTTTGGATAGCGTAACTTTACTCATCGGTTGTAATCTTCACGTTGGGCATTTTTATCATTGAAGTTCATAAGAAGAACAGCATAGTGTAGTACTTTCATAATGTCCATACGAGCACTACCCTTCTTATCATAGCGAGAAGCATACTTCAGGATGTTACTACGGCAGAAAGCTTCGCCGTCACCACATGCTTCAATCAAATCCAGAGTTTGGATTTTGTCATCACCCACAGAATAATGTTGGGTGTAGGTATTCATAATATATTGGCGCAATTCATTAAGAATTGCATCTTCGTTATACTTAAAGTTCATTCTTTCCAAATAGTTTCAATAGTATCATGGTAGCATTCTTCAAGGTTTCCGTCAAGGTCCCTGACAAATAATTTCAAACCCTCGCCACCTAGGATCCGAACAGTCCTGCCATCTTTGAGGATGGCAAGACAATTTACATAACCGTGGAATTCATTAGAAGGGATCTGCGGCATCTTGCTTTTCTTCAGTAATAACATCGACATCAATCTTATCATACAGTTCGATGAAAGATTGCTTGGTCTCGTCATCAAAACGATTAATACAAACTTTAATTGCTTTCATGCGATCTTGCCAGATAGCATAAGCACGGATGATATGAACCAGACGACGGGTGGAAATCACCTCATCAATACCACCATCCTTGAAAGTCTTACGGATAATATCTGCCCAGTTAGCAAGATTGATACAGAAATCTTCGTCAGGAATACCAAGACTTTCAGATGCTTTTTGAAGAATTCTAGTTTCAACTGAAGGAGTGGGATACTCTTGCTCAAACGTGAGAGCAAAACGCTCAAGGAATGCTTCGTTCAGCACGTTGGTGCCGATGAAACGTCCGTCATCAGAACCCTTACCTTTAGTGTTGGCAGTAGCAATCACGTTGAAACCAGCAGCAGGTTGAACGTAGCGACCAATCTTCTTCAGGAAGATGCCTTTACCTTCTAGCACGGATTGTAGACAAAGGATTTTGTTGGAGGCAAGGTCAACCTCGTCAAGTAGCAAGATCGCTCCCCTTTCAATGGCGTCGATGACTGGACCATTATGCCAAACAGTGGCACCATCAACAAGACGGAAACCGCCAATAAGGTCATCTTCATCAGTTTCAATAGTAATGTTTACACGAATAAGTTCGCGACCAAGTTGAGCACAAGCTTGCTCTACAGAAAAAGTCTTACCGTTACCAGACATACCAGTAATAAAAGTAGGATAAAAAATACCAGATTGAATAACTTTTTTCACGTCAGTAAAATTCCCGAACGGGACATATCCAGTATCTTTAATAGGAACAAGGTTCTGTTGTTCCCGAGCAGTAACAGCAATAGCAGGAACAGCAGCTGCTGCCTGGTAGGTGTGTTCTAGTTTCTCTTGAACGGTCAGGTTCCAAGTGCCACGACCAACTTTATATTGCTCAAGTCGTTTGGTAACTGTAGGATAGGATAAACCGATTTCATCTGCAAACTGGCGAAGATTTACAGACGAAACAGTATTACCATAACGAGTTTGAAGATCACTAATTTCAAAAGAGGATTTGGAAGACATCCGTTTATTTCCCAAGAACAAAGTTATTATAGCACTTCCAATCTATAGAAGGAAGGAAAAGAGACAGTTTCAAAACTGGACTTCCCATCCATCAGGAGACTTCAACTTAGCACCAGCCTGAGCAAGCGCGATCAAAATTTCTGCATTACTAGTTACAGAAGAAGAAGAAGAAAAAGTTGTTTCTTTTTTATCGTCGGCAAAAACAGGAGAATTAACTAGAAACTCTTCAAGAGCTTTATCTTTTTTCTTTGCTTTTACTGCAGTTGCTTGGTCCCTCTTGTTTTTATTTTTCTTTTTAATGGTAAGAAGATGCTTAAAAGTTTCAGCAAAAACTTTTGCTTTCTTTTCAACATCTGCTGGTTCTTTTGACAAAAGAGTAGAGACTTGAAGGCGAACATAAGATGCTTCCTTTTCCTCCAATCCAGCTTCGCGAAGAAAGCTAATAATACCCCATGGACTTGTAAAATACTCCAGAGGCATTACAGTAGAACCAACTCCAGTCTTGCATTTGTGCAAGTTTTGTGGAACCCATTGGGCATATTGATCCATAACTTGATACCAGTTACGCTGGTCAATAGAAGAAAGTAACGACATAAAGTAAAATCGTATTGTACGTAAATTAATTATAACAGATAAAAGAGAATTGTCAAGAGACTAGAGTTGCAAATGAGTTGAGAATTTTCTTATTAACGGTTTTAGACCTTAACATTTTTTTAAATGCTTTTGTAATCTGGACTTTAGATGCTTCAGAATCTATTTCAAAATTATCTTTATCCTGTGACATACTGTGTGAAGCGATGTAGTAAACAGCGTCCCACCCAGAATACTTGAATACCCAAGACTTCTCTTTACGCCAAGATGCCATTGCCTGATTATCATTATAAGTATTATACACCGAGCGATAGGTGCGACCAAAATCAGATCCAGAAGAAATTCTAAATCCAATTAAGTTGACTTCTGGGAAACGATCTTTCAGATTTTGAATGAGAATGTTTGTAGTTCCAGAATCAAACGTTACTTCAAATTCTTTATAAACCCTGCCAGTCTTACGGTCTCGAAGACACTTGCCATAGTCAACAGCATTCTTTCCAAGAATTTCTTTATCATGCCTAGTAATGCTTATATCATGATGTATAGGATTAGATTCTCCATCAGTAAGAATACAGACTGTTACTTTTTCGGCATTAGTTTTTTTCTTAAAGTTAGGAATAATTTTACTGAGGGTAATGATTGTCTCATTCAAAGGAGTTCCACTCAGATCAAGTCCACAAGGAATACTCATGCCACTGTAGCGACTACGGTCTAAAGAAAATGCAGTCCTCCAAATATTCTTACACTGTTCTTCAAATACTCGATTGTTACAATCTGAAGTAAAGAAGTGCAGTAAACTGAACAGTTCGTTGACACCAATTTTATTGTGTCCTCGTTCATATTTTTGCATATCACCATCTCGATAAGGATCTGCCCAGCAATATGTAAATGCATATACATCAAAAGGGATTTGAACTTTACGGCAGAACCACATCAAATTTAAAAGTTGCTTAACAGTATCCATCAAGTATTCTTGCATGGATCCAGACCAGTCAAGAATAAAAATCATGCCATGATTTTTACCATCTGGAAGAACAGTAACCTTCTTAAAAATATCTTCGTTGTACGTATAACTGTGGAGTTTTTGAGTATCAATAACTCCAGTTTTACTAGTGCTAGCACGAGCATACGCACTAGCAGACTTACGACATTCAAATTCCTTGACAAGATAATTAACTTCTTTTTGTGCAGTTTTTTTGAAATCTTGATATTGACTATCTGCTACATGAAGACTTTCTTTATATGAAGTGTCATCAAGATGTTCCCAATGATCTGAACATCTTTTATGAACTTCTTCATTATTTACGATGATACGATCTTCGTAAACTTCTGCAAGTTCAAGATAAGTAATATCACGATGATGCCTATTACTACTGGTAAGTTCTTCTGTACTATCATCAAATGACCGTTGAGTTTGAGATACATTCTCATCTGCTAGCGATCCTCCACGAGAAGTATTTTCTTCTCTTTGATTATCTTCTGCTTCTTGTTTTTTTCCTTCGCCTTCTTTATCTCCATCTGCTTCGTCAGATTGAGAAGATTCATAATTAGGAGAAGAAGAACCTTCTTGAGAACCAGAATTTTTTTTCTGAGGAATACTCTCCATAGGTTTTTCTGAAATATACTTTTTAAGTGCCTCACAAATTTTAATCACATCATCAAAAGTTTCTGCTTTTTCTGTTGCAATCACAAAAGCACGTTCTTCTTCAGTAAAGGGCATCATGATATGACTGCCAATCTTAAAATGAAGATTGATGCGATCGATCAAACTAAGAGTATTAAGATCAGTATCTTCAACACCAAAGAAATCTTCAGTGTGAAGTTCTTTGTATCCACTAAAAAATGACTTAGCAAGACCAGGATACTTACGCTTCATCATCTTCTCGATACGAGCATCCTCAATCACGTTAATATAATCTTTAGGAATCTTCACACGCTTAGTCCAATCCTCATTAGGTGTAAAGAGGGCATGACCCACCTCATGTCCCACCAGAAGATCGTACACAACGCTAGAAGCACGGTTCCAAACAGGAAGAACAAGCACCCTGTTCTGAACATCGAAGGAAGCAGTAGGGACCTGTTTGTGCTCAATTACAAGGTTTTCAGTAGCAAGCAGACGAGCAAGTTGACCTTTGATTTCTCGATTGATTGACATGGTAGTTGTCTGAAGTCCTCTTATTGTACACCACAAAAAAAGGGGATCAACTCCCCCTAGTCCACTTCTGAAACTGTCTCCTCACAAGTACTGTAGTTCTTGACTTTAGAAAAGCGAATTGTTTTATCAAACTTTCCTTCAAGACTTTCTTTGTGACTGATAACAAATACATTTGTTTTCTCATCAAAGTTTCGTAAGATCCATCCCAATTCACCTGTACCAGTTTGGTCTAGGGAACCATCAAAGATTTCATCTAGGATAAGGAGGTTAGTATCTACGCTATTCTTGAGTTTAGCAATAGCTCTCCAAGTAAGCAACAAAGCAATATCAATTCTAGCTTTCTCTCCCTCACTAAAAGATTCGTAAGTGAAGATATCTCTATATCGTGATTTAATTGTTTCTTCAAAGTTTTCATCCAATGTAAAGTTTACATAAAAATCCATATTCTGAAGATACTGATTAATCAATTTATTCATCAAAGGAAGATACTTCTTGATAATCCTAGTTTTAATACCATTATCTTTCAGCAATTGAGATGCAACTAAAAGAACATCTCTATCTTTTTTTAGATCAGATAAATTGTGTTTGACCGCCTTCTTGTCATTAACTAGAATTTGAAGTTTGTTGTATTCTGCTTTTTTATCTGGGTTGGATTCCTCAAGATTTTTGATTTCATTTTCTACATCTGAAATATTTTTACGAATACTTGAGACCTGAAAATTTAATTGAGTAATTTTAGAATTTAAATTTGTAATATTACTAGAAATTTCACAAAACTTTTTCTCTCGCTGTTCTTCTTGACTGATAGCGGAAAGAATATCCTGAAGTCCTGTCTGCAAATTTTCTAGTTCTGAACCACTAGTATCTAGTTTTTCTTTTCGGAAATCTTCGCTAAGATCTTGAGTGCAAGTGGGACAGACATGATTTTCATTAAAAAACTTATACTCATGCTGACATGTCCGAACTTTTAACTGGATCTTCATAAGATACTTATTTAACTTCTTAAGTTTTTCAGAAGAAGTTGATACAGTTTGAAGATTTTCTGTATGCTCAGAAATCTGTCTATTAAATTCTTCAATAGCGTGATGATTTTCGTTCTCTTCTTCAAGTAGAGATTGAATTTTTTGATGCTTACGATCAATCTCTTCAGTATTCTTTTTTTCCAGTTCAAGCATATAACTTTTTTGAAGATTAATTTTTTCATCTAAGATATTAATCTTATATTCAAAATCTTTTAGTTCTTCCGTATTGTCTTTTAGTTTATCTTTCAACCTCTGGTTCATCACAGAGAACACTTGAATATCAAGAATATCTTCAATAATTTCACGACGTTGAGCAAGAGGAAGACGCATGAAAGGAACAAATGTAGAAGACCCTAGAACCACAATCTGAGTGAAAGATTTGTAATTCATCTTCAAAATATTTTGTTCCAACTGTTTTTGATAGTCAACAGCAGAACTAGATTGATCTAGCATTACGCCGTTTTGCCAGACCTCAAAAATATTTGGTTTGATTCCCCTACGAATAAAAAAGTTGTTTTTGCCAATACAAAATTCTAACTCTGTCAAACAATCTTTTTCATTTACGCTGTTGACCAGCATAGGTTTGTTGATCTTACGAAACGGTTTTCCAAACAGCGAAAAAGTAAGAGCATCCAAGATTGTGCTTTTTCCTGCACCGTTTTGACCAATGATTAGATTAGTCTTGGTATCATTCAAATTTAATTCAGTGAATGTGTTTCCAGTACTTAGGAAATTTTTCCACTTAATTTTTTTAAATACAATCATTTCAAGGATGTCGGGGGGATTATAAAGTCATCTGGAGAGATTATAGCATACTTTTGATTTCTGTCTTCACATGCATTGACAATTAAATCATAATCAATCTCACGTATTGCTAGGGGAACATAGTCGTCATCTTCTTCCAAAAAAAGATGGTATCTTTCAACATCATCTTCTTCTTCAAAGATGGGAATGATTTGTTCGCCATCATCGTCAACTATAGAAAAAACACCTTCTGGAGTTTGTTCTAGAGTAAGAATGAACATTAGACTACTTCACAACTTTCAATATATAGGTTTCTCATTAAGTTCTTTAAAACGGTTTTTTCTACGGATACCTCAACTTCATCAATATATTCGTTCAGTAAAGTAATAGTGTCTTTAACTTCTACTTCACAGTCGTCCATACTTTCTCCATCTACAAGATTTTCAACAATCTTAATATCATGAACGCCAACTTCATATAAATTTTCTATAACTTTCTCAAACTCATAGTAGTCATTCTTTTCTTCTACAATAACTTTTACATAAGTGTTAGTAAATTCACTAAAATCAAGTTGCATTTTATTACTATCATTGTAATATACTTTTTTGAAGATCTCAAAAGGATTAACTATAAATTCAAGTTTATTCTTTTTAGGATCATAAAGATGAAATCCTCGCTGATCTTTGTAATCATTCCAGAACATCTGATAAGGATTGCCCAAGTAGGTGATGTTACCTCTGGAAGATTTATGGTGATAGTGCCCAGAGAATACTTGTTTAAACTTAGAGAAGATGCTGGCATCCATGCCATGTTCCATTTTCATACCAGGAGTAACTTCAAAACCATTCAGCTCTAGGTGACCCATGGCAATCTCAGCACTAGTATCATTAATCAACGTCATTGTCTCTTCCATGTTAGAAGAGTTAATCCATGGAAGCATAATAATATTAGTGCCATCAATACTGACTGTCTGTGGGCGAGAGTAAACTTGAATGTTACTAAAATCTTTTAGTAGCAAATCAGGTGAGTTAATGACGTTTGTATTCTTATAGTAAGTGCAATGATTACCAAGAATCATGTGGACGGCGATACCCATGTCTTCAAGACGTTGAAAATAATGTTGACGCACCCTGCTCCAAACATTAAAATCAATCCCCTTACGATTATCAAACGTATCACCAAGATCAATAATAGTTCTGATTCCGTGTTTTTCGAGAGTGGGGAAAAAGATGTCGTCGTAGAATTTTTTGAAGTATTCCCAAAACGCAACACTGCCTTTCCTCCCGTCT